ATCATTTTATATTTATAACGTGAATATACTAATAATTTAGTGAGATACCAAATTATAGTTCTACAATCTTGTAAACTTTTGTATTCAATTGTTTTAAGTCTCCATTTTGGGTTAGGAGAATACAATTTTGATAATGTTTCCAATCTACTCTAAAGTTAGTATCAACTACTCCATCATTTAATTTTTTAATTAAATCGTTTAAAGCATTGATTGTATATAAAGTATTGGTTTCTTTTTTTCTATGCACTAAAATAGTGTTCATAGGAATGTTGCTAACATTTCCTTGATCTACATTATATGTAATAACATATTCATTTGTACTTTTAACAAAAAGAACAAACATTTTATTATACATTATCGTGTATGTGTTTGATATGCTAGAAACCATTTCTTCTAGTATATCTTCTGTAACGAACGTACAAAATAACTTGTTGTTCAAATCTGTATTATTTAATTGGGTTTCCTCCCAATAAATATTATGATGATTATTCAAAATCGTAGCTTGTTCCATGTTTAATTTTTATTTGTAATTTTTTGCTTTTAAAAATATCTTCTATGTCCTTTAATAAATTTTCACTTTCGTCATAATCTAGTAAAAAACTGTCATAAGTATATAATACTAATTTAGTGTTTTTACCTTTTAGTAATTTATTTAACGCCGTTAATATACAAACATTCATTGATGTTTCCAAATTTTGTAATATATAATTAAACAACTTTTGTGGATTCATGTTTTCTAGCTCGCTTTTTTTAAAGCCATAGCCTGAAATTGGGACTATAATTTCTCCTATATTATTAAATTCATTCCAGTTGTTATCAATAAATTTCTTTATTTTTTGGAAAAATTCTAGGTGTTTATATTCTTTAAATACGCCTCCATATAGTTGTTTGAATGTAAGTTCTTTAGCTTCTTTATAACTTGTACCATACATATCCGCAAATATTTGATGAACGTCTTGTCCCTCAAAATCAAAAGAAACTAAACGAGCAGCAAGGTTAGGATGATAAGCACTAATATCGTACTCAATAAATTTACCGGTTGGTATAAAACTTTTTCTAGCTCCACTTTCTTTATTTAATGCCGCAAAATTAAGACCATTAAAAGTGTTACTTGGTCTACGTGTAGTTGTAAATAAGTTATAGTTGGTATATATTTTGTTATCCCTAATGGAGTACAAAGGGTTAATTTGGGGAAAATGTTGATTAAAAACTGTTTCATTTATGTTTATTCCGTTTTTTTCGATTCCAAAAAATGCAATCGTTGATTTATTGTTATAAAAGTCAAAATGTTGGGGTAAATCTTGTGTGAAATGTTGTTTTGTTTTATTATAAATATTTTCACAATACTCATAGTGTTTAACTACCGGAATAATTTTATTTATTTTTAGATTTTCCGGATACTTGCTATAAAAATATGTGTGTGCTTGGGTTTGTTCTTGTATATACGGAGGAGTGAGTATGTTTATATCGCGCAAGCTCTTAATTGGAAAGTAATATAGCGCATTTTTCTTATCCCGCACCCATATACATTCAACTGACGCTAATAACTCATTTACTATTGAATTGTTGATGCTTAAGGTTTCACTATGATCAAGACATATCATAAATCCTTTAGAGGCAGTAATGGGTCTAAAATATACTAGTGATATATCATTTAAAGCAGGATGTACTTTATTGTGATAGGGGATTATCTCTATAAAAGCTTCCTGTGGGGGATGCATTACGAGAGATTGAATTTGTTCTTGGGTTTCTATTAGCCAAAACATTTGTACTACCGGATTGATTATAATATTTAAGATAATCAAATTTTAGGTAATCTCCAAATCTAGGTAGTTTTTGTTTGAAAGAAGCTAATTCTACTATATTTTTATTTATTTTAGCTACTTGTTCTTTATTACCTGTTAGAATCCAAGTTATAGTAAATGGTTGATATAACTGATAAAGTATTTGAGGGTCTTGAGCTTTTAATTTTGTAAATTGATCTAAATTTATTTCAATGTACTGGATTTCGTTTGTTTTTTTACAAAAATATCTTTGAAATTCTTCATTTTGATAATCTTGTTGTGTTGGAGTATTAGGTAAATATATAGGAACTAAACTTGCTGAATTATTTGTTCCTGGGAGGGTTAGATAATTAGTTACACTTAATGTTGTTTGAATTGATTCAGGGGAAATATTTAAAGAAGGGTTAGTATTTGTTACTAAATCAAAAGTACCACTATCTGGTTTTTTTTCAACAAAAATTAATTCTTCATTAGGTTTATTGGAAGTATTTCTTCCTGTATAATATTTTCCGGTTGATATTTTAAAGTAATATCCAGTGTATAATACTCCCGATGATTTATAAGCTAAATCATTATTACTATATAAGTTTGGAGTTATTTGAGATGATGGATAATACATTTATTAAGTTATAATAGGTCCGGAGGAGTTTAGTTTTATTAAATCAGCAATAGTTGTTTTTTCAGTTACATTAAATCCATTTTTTTTATAAAAGGACATAATTGTACTTAAATATGTATTCCCCCCTCTAGCTCCAGTTGCATAAATTTTAACAAATTGTTCTAAGGTTCCTGTATAAGGGGCAAATTTATATCCTGGGAGGTAAGGAGTCAATTGGTATGATTTTGCATTTTTTGCAATTTCTGGGGAATAATATGGTGGGATTGTTGTGTTTTTTCCTACAGGATATGCTGATTTTTTACCGGCTGATACATCTTCAATATATTTTAACTGAGTGTCGATTCCAGATTTAAGTGTTTTAAATACATTATTTCCACCAGCATCTGTGTTACCAATGTTTCCAGGATTGTTTGTTCTATAACTTCTGGTTCCTTTAGAAAATCCTTCTTGATTTGTCATAGCTATTGCTAATAATTTTAATCCTTTTGTTTTTCCACCTATTGAATTTAATACCGGAAGATACTCTTTCACAATTGTGCTTCCAATAGTAACATTTCTAGTATTTGTTGGTGGAGTTCCTCTTGAAGGAGCAGCTATATTAGGTGGAACAGCATCATTATTAGAATAATAAGGCCAACCGGAAGTAGGTGCTGAAGTTGGGTCTGTACCTCTAGATGCATCTCTACTATTTCCGGAAGCAATTGCTACTGTGCTTTGACCAACTTCTGAACCGAATGGGTTAGCAGGAATAGCAAAGGATTCTAAGGTTGTAGTCCATTCATTGTTTGAAATTGTATTAGTAATACCTTTAAGTAAAAAATTTAAGGATGTTGGGTAATTTGAGGGTAAAAATGCTGTATCAATTGTATATTTTTGATAAATTTTCATCCCAGAAAGTCCATCTAAAGTTAGTTGAAGATCAAAAGGTAAAAATCCACCATTTGGAGATGATTTGCTATCCGCAGTATTTGTTGATTTTGATAATGTTTGTTTTGCTTGATCATATTCATAGAATGAAGAGGCTGCATTAGAAAAAGCATCAATAGCTTCTTGGTTCCACGTTGGTGTTGAACCTCCTAATTGGGAAACAAATGTTTGATACGATAAAATAGATTCTTTATAATCTTCAAATAATGATTCTTTACTTGCTGGTATTTGGGATTTTTGTTCTAAATCAACTTTCTTTTTAAATCTATCTGTTAATCCAGCATTCATTCTAGATAGTGCTGTTGAATCCTGTCCAGGTATATATCCATTAGAAGTAGCACCAATTGTAATCATAGTTGCTAAATTTGGAGATACTGTGGTTTGAAAATTTAAATCTCTAATAAAACCTGCGGAAGGTGCATTATTGCTGTTATTATAATAATAACCATAAACATCAAAAGTAGCTAATAATGTTGATTTTCCTTGTTTATCTAAAAGATCTTTAATATCTGGACAAACTGTTTGGTCTGTAATTACAATTTTATTTCTATCAGCATCTACTGCGGGGTATAATTGATTAAAATTACCGGTAGCATTATTAAATCCTTCACACAAACAATTTATTAAATCATAAAGACTTACTTTACCTGTATCTGTGTCTTTAAGGGAATCTAATTGATTTAGTATATAAGTCATGTTAAAATAAACATTCATTATTTTACCGTACCTGTTTTTATTAATTTCAGAATAAACAAATTCATCTACTCCAGGAGCAAAAGAAACTATTTCAGATCCATTAGGAACATCAACTTTAAATAAACAAATACTTGGATTATTACTTATTTGACGTCCTAAAACATAAATTAAATTACTATCTGTATCGGTGTCAATTTCTATAAGTCTTACTTGTTTATCATCTACTTGGGGAATTAATGATTTTTGTATAAATCGTAAAAAATATCCTAATCGTATATAATATTGATCTACTCCTTCTCCACCATCATCTCCTTGATAAGTTTGTTTAAAAGCTATTACATTATTTTTATTACTTAATAAAGGAGTAATACCGGCTTCTCCGACTGTTCCTTTAGCTATTAATTTTTGTAAAGAATAAAACTTTTTTCCTATTTCATGGGTATTTCTAAAGGACTTAATTACTTCTTCAGATGTAGGTTCTGTTGCTTCTTCTTCAGAATTATTATCTTCGTCAGGATCATTATTTGATTTAATTTCAGGAAGTAATGTATTACTTTTAAGAGATTCTAAAATATCTCCCATACTTTTTACCATTACTGTACAATTATAGGTTCCATCTTTTTCAAAACTCCAAGTAAAATTTACTACTTTACCTACTATAGCATCATAATTTCCACAAGATGCTTTTCTTCGTTCATTAATAGTATTAAAAATATCTTGATATTCTGTACCTGTTGAACCATTAATAAAAGAGTTAGACAAACTATGGGGATTTGAGGATTCATAACTTCCATCATTGTTGAAATAATTGCTATTACCCCATTCTAATAATACTGAATATCCTAAACGCATGTATAAAATATCAATAATATCAAATTGGTTTCTATTATTTGCTTTAATTTGAATTGTTGCAGATTTTAGTGAACCCATATTTTCAGTCTTTATCTCAGCTGAGATAATACCTGGCATTGGATTAATACCGAAATTAGTTCCTCCTAAACCATAACCTGATAGACCTCCAATACCCGTTGTAGTTGGAGAGGTACCATTAAATAAAACGTATTTTCTTGCTAATTCATTACCTGTATCTGGGATCCCTCTTACAGGGATATCAACATTTACTGAGGAAACTAATTTACACCAACCATTTCTGTTGTTTAAGTATTCTAATTGTGCATTACTTCTATTAATAGAACCATAAATAGATTGTCTTTTTTCTATTTGGCTTACTACAAAACTTGGAAAACCTTCACCTATTAAATTAGCCATTTGTTAGGAATTTATTTCATTGAATTGATTTATAACATTATCATAGGTTGCGGGGATTCTTATTTGAATACCTTCAGGGATTACTAAAGTACTTTGAGGTAAGCTAATTAAAGTATTAGCTCCTGCATTTCCTGTATTAGCAATAGATATAACCCACCATAATGAACTATTTTTATAATATTGTTGGGCTAAAATATCAAATCTATCTCCTTGAGTTGAATAAACATAAATATCATTTTCAGATAAAGGTACCTCAGGATATCTTGATGTTTGATATACTAAATTCCCATCAATTTTAGTTTTAGGTATGTTTTGATATCTATTCATTATGAAGATGTATTATCATAATTATAATTACTATTTTTTTCACCAATTCCGTTTGCTAAAGCTATAAAACGTTGGTCTCCATAACCTGAAGGAAAACCAGTACCCTCATTAATTGTAAGAGTTTGGAGTTGTGGTCTAAATCTTTGAATAGGAGTAAATTGAAATCCTGTAACTCTAATAATATGTGGTAATTCTTTTACTGTTCCATCTCCGGGAGTATCTGTTCCTATACCAATTTCCCAAGTAGTATCTTCTTGAATATCATAGGTTAAACTAGTGATAAATCCAGGTTGTTCATATAAATAACCACCAATTGTTAATTGCACTAAATTACCTCTCATATATCCATTTGGACTATAGTCCGGAGCTAAAGATGAAGCTAAATAATTTAATTTTTTATACATTGGTATAAGTTCTTGTTTTGATTGTGCAGCAACTGTCCAAGATAATGATATTTGTCTAGTAAATCCACCATAAGTATAAAACTGTTCACCTCTTCCTAAATAGTTAAATCCATTCCAGTTAGCTGTATAGCTATCTGTTATGCCTCCTAAAAATGCTCTAAAATGCATATATGTTTTAAAACTAGGAGTATCATTATCAATAACTGCTATTCTAAATTTACATAAATCATTTACAGGATTATCTTTTGTATCATCTTCTCTAATAACAGTTTCACTTCTGTAAACTGGGATTGAATTAATTGTATCTAAACCAGGGGAAAATGAACCTATATTAGAAATATTTATATCACCATAAATTGATTTTTCATTTGGTGTACCATCCGCAGGATTAAGACCTTGAACTCCTAATTGATAATTACCGTAATATTTATTTTTCCTTTGACCAGGATCTCCTAAATTAACTCTATTTTCAATATTACCCGCTTCGGGACCATTATAAGGACGAGATTTGGAAGTTGTTCCAGTTGCTTCACCATTTATATTACCATTAAGTCCTAATTTATCTCGTAAAATTTTTCTAAAATCTTGAATTACGGGAGAGGAAGGATTACCTGATAATGGGTTAATATTGGTATCAATTATATCCAGTTGATTATAAGTAATAGTATTATTAATACCAGCTAATTTATTAGTTATTGGCCAAGTATTTCCTTCAATAGCGGGATCATAAACATTAAAATTAAAAAATCCTCCTCCTAATATACCTTCAGTATTAAATAATTCTGAAAAAGTAGATTTTGTAAGTCTAGAGTATTTTCCTGATACTCCAGTATTATTTATAGGACTTGAACTACCAGAAGGGAATGAAAAAGTTTTATAATATTTTTTTGAATCAGGATTTGATAGATCTGGAGTCCAAGTTTCGGCATTGTTAGGTACTTGACTTAAACTACCAGTTTGAGGTTTATTAACATCAAAATTTGGTAAAAAATTTCCAAGTTCATAAATTGTATTAGGAGTAATAATTTTAGGTCCACTCCAAGTCCAAGGTTTAAAAGGTTCTATTTGTAAACCACCTACTAAATTATTTGAAATATCAACTGATTTTTGTTGATTTCTTCCGGAAAAATAATCAGGATTAGCTATTTTTTGAGCATTATTATCTCCTGTTCTTTGATCTGCAAATCTAATATTAGTTTTTCCAGCACCTAGATCTGAGTTAGGTCCCCCCGGATAGGATCTAACATTAGGGTCATCATTTTTTGATGATTGTTTTGTGTTATATATTTCAACAAGTCTATTTGTATTTGTAGAACCTTCGGGGTCATTGGGATTAGCTTTTACTTTATTAAAATATAAAGATTGGTTGTCATATGCGTATGCTCCAGTTTGAGCAAATGGATTAATGCCTTGTTTGTTTAAATGCGTACCAAGCGCTACAACACCGGCTTGAGCCAATGTATTTAATGGAGAATATATCCCCTCATTTAATATACCACTAGTTTGAGTACGTACTGCTGTACGAGATAATAATTGTTGTTTAGCAATAAAAAGTAACCCACTAGGTGACTTTGTATCAGTAAACATTTTACCTAAACGTTTAATATCTGTAAGAGAATCAGTAATAGCATTAGCACCTCCTCTTAAAATAAAATCTTCACGTGGACCTAAATCATTAAAAGTATTAGGAATTTTAGTTTGAATATAAGGTTGACCACTATACCCTCCACCAAGGGTATCTTTTCCATATTTTAAGGACGTAAGATCTGTCTTTAAATCTATTAAAGACATTACCTTGGGGAGTTATCCAAATATTTTATAGGGGTTTTTCCATCTAAATCTAATTGGGATGATGCTAAAACTTTTTCATATTGACTTATTCCATCATATTTTATAGGAGTTTTACCATTTAAATCTAATTGAGATATTGCTAAATCTTTTTGGTATTGGCTTGTCCCATCATATTTTATAGGAGTTTTACCATCTAAATCTGTTAAAACAGATCCTTGAGTTTGTAATTTATCTAAAAGTGCCATATTTTATTTTTTTTATTATAAATATTAATTTTTATTGAAGTTTATATGAAGAAACAGCCATTGCCGTACCAACTTTAGTACCATCAAGATAAACATTTCCACCTTGGTTGATTACTGTTATTAATTCATCTATTTTTTCATAAAATTTATTAAGTGGAACAACTGCTTCAGGTCCTGCTTCACCAATAACGGCTCGTGTTGCTGAATTTACAATTCCTCCGTCTGCCATATAGTTACTAATTAATCCATATCCTGCTCCTAAAGCACCACCTATGGCACCACCTACTGCTGTACCAGGTCCAGGAATAATAGAACCTATTGTAGCTCCTAAACCAGCTCCTGTTAATGCTGAGCTACCTACGTCTGCTACTTTTCCAATGTTTTTAGCTCTTTTAGCTTTTTGTTCTAATGTTTTTCTTTCTTTTGCATTTTTAGTCATTTTAGCTTTTTGTTCTAATTGCATTGATTTTTCAAATTGACCGGCAGCAGCATAATCTAAAGCTACACCTCCTAATATACTACCAATACCTCCTCCAGCTTTTAATCCTGTTTTTAATAAACCTTTCCCTAATGATTTTAAACCTACTGATCCAGCTGATGCTCCTCCTTGTCGAGCAAGAGCTTTAAACATTGTCATAGGATTTCTTAATTTTTTCCAGAAACTTGCTTTAGGGGCTTTTCCTAAACTACCCCTTTGCTTACCATCAAGCATATCTAACATATCTCCTCCACCACCACCTGCACCCTGATTTACTACATAAACATACATTGGATTGGTAGCATTAGTTCCTAATTTACCTCCACCACCCATGAGTTTACCTAATAAACTTTGTTTTTCTGTTCCTGGTTTATTACCTCCTAACATTCCTCCAGATTCTCCTCCACCTGAGATTAAACCTTTTATTGCTCCTCCTATTTTAGCAACTCCATATACAGCACCTGCGGATGCTACTATCTTTAACATCATTTTACCTCCAGGACCTTGTAATACTTTACCTACACTTCCTATAGCTTCAGCAATTGAAATAAACATAGGAGTAATAGCTTCAACTAAAGGCAATAATGATTTTTTCATTTCCATAGCAGCAGCTTTTAGAGATCTATCCATTGCCTCTGCTGCTTGTGCTGTTTTAACTTGTTCTTCTTGGGTTTGTTGGTGTTGTATTAACTGTTTTGGACTCAGTTTAGACATTATTTCTTGTTGCTCCGCCATTTTAGCAACATCTTCAACAGACATTCCTATAGATTTAGCAAATGCTTCCTGAGCTAAAACATTACCTTTAAGATTTTTGAAATTTTTTCTTACTAATGATTCTTGTTCTTTTAATATAGTTGCAGTATCACCAGTTAAGGATGCTGATCTCATTCTTTCAAGATTAAGATCTTTACCTAGAAATAATTCAGCTTCTAATTCATTAGAGATTGAGTTTTCAAAATCTAATAGGGATTTAGCTGAAGATGCTACTTCATCCATTGATTTACCATATTTGGCAGCAATTGAAGCAGCTTTAGCTAATCCATTTTCACCTCCTCTAATATTAAAACGTGTTGCCGCTGAAGCATCTGCTATGGTTTCCATAACTTTTCTTAAACTAACACCTGTTTTATTTTGTTTGTTAAAACTATTTACAGTATTAGCAACGTTTTTGTCTATTACTTTAAAGTCTTTTCCTAAAGCTTTTGATATTTTAATAAGATTTCCTGCTACTTCTTCAGAATAACCTAATCTAGTAGTTAAATCTTGCATAACCTTAGCATTTTCTTGAGAAAATTTACTAAGGGGATCTAAAACCATTCCTAAAGCATTACTTGCTTTTATTGAATTTTCAACTAGTTCTTCAGGAAAATAATACATGCTAGAAGCTTGTTCTAAACCATGATACATATGTTCTGCTTCTTTTCCAGCAACTCCAAACCCTATTCCTACTTTAGATACATTTGCTGTAAATTCTTTAGATAAATCCATTAAGCCATGAATAGCTTTATGCATAATAGCAAAAATAACAAGAGGATCTGAAAGTGCAGATAGTATGCTTTTACCTATAGATGCTAATCCTGTAAGTCCTACTTTCATAGTACCTACAAAACCTGCTGCTTTTTCACCATTATTTGTTACTTCAACAGCTAGGGCTCCCATTTTTTCTTTAGCATGTTCTACTTCTTCTCCAAAATCTTCAAAACCTACTTTTTCTAAAAGACTACCTAAACCACTGATTAATTTACCTGTTAATCCAAAGGCATTATGAACATTTTTTTGACGTTTATAAGTTTCATCTATTGATTCATTAAACTTATCTTGGTAACCTACTTTTTCTTCAAATGCTTTAACTTCATCTTCAGAAAAAGCTAATAATTCTTTAGCTCTTTCTAATGCTTTATCAGAAAGACCACCACTTTCTACTTGTTGTCTTAAATACTTAGCATTAGTTTTTAGGCGTTGGAATTCTAAATTAACTTTATTTTTAATAGATTTAGTTTCTTTTAAACTAGAAGAAGCTAAATCATATTGAACATCTGATAGATCATCTGCATATCTTACAAGTTTATCAAAACTTGAATTCATTGCTTTATATGATGTTTCTTGTTTATTAAGTTCTCTACCAATATCAAGAAATCTTTCTTTTAAGTCTGATAGGCCAGTACTTGTTTCAAGTTGTACTTGGCGAATACCCTTCATAGTTAATTCTAAGCTTTTAGCAGCTTGATCAACATTTTTAAATTGTTTTACATATTCTTTTGCATCCGCAGTAATTTTTCCCTGGGCTGATCCTAATTTTTGATTTATTGAATCAATTGCTTTTTGAATTTCTTTTAAAGTTGGAGTAGCCATTTAATATTAATATATTATAAATATTAAAAAGTATTATTTTTTAGATGCTTTTGTAGAATAAGAAGGGGAAGTAATAGGTTTATCATTTTTTACTTTATCGCTTGTAAAACCTGATGATTTCATGGCATCTATTGATTTTTTAACATTATTATTTTGTTGGTTATTTCCTTCACTTTCATAGTGTTCTGAAATTTGTTTAAATACAAATTTTCGTAACCAAATAGGCATATCATAAATTGTAGAAAAATTATACCCCCCTTTCCCATAAAATACTATTTCATGAAGTTGAGTAAATAATAATGATCTATATTCAGATGCTTCCTCAGTCGTTAGGGAAAAAAAAGTTTGAGGTAATAGGAATTTCTGTTTCTTCTATTTCTCCACTAAATGTTTCTCTATCAAATATAAATTTTATATCAGGTTGAATTTTAATAATATAGTCTCGAAGAGCTTTTGCATCTCTAGCTAATAAGGCAGTATCAACAAATTCACGAACATGTTTTCTATCTGTTTCACCATTAACTGAAAGAATTAAATATTTCATTCTTGTTGACATTTCTGGTAGATTTTCTTTATTAATTTTTGATAAACCTTTAAGCTCATTTTCAATTTTCTTTTCTAATCCATCAGTCATCAATTGGAAAGTAACTTTATTTTGAGAATGAGGTAAAATAAATTCAAATTCATTTATACCAGAAGTAAACATAGATTCATCTATTATTTTATCTTCTAATTTAGATAAATCAACTGTATAATCTTTACCTAAATAATCAAAAGTATAATCTTTACCATAACCTAACACACGAGCTGCTACCATAATAGCATTTTTATCTCCTGTAATAAGGTCATCTAAGTTAACATCACTTATAACTAGAGATCGAAGTAATTTATCAATTACAATTCCTTTTTGAATATAATTTTGATTTGTAATTATATCTTCTTCACGAGCAGTCATGTATTTCATTTCTATTTTGCCTGATGATAAAGGGTTTCCTTCAGGGTAAATAATACCTTTTGAGGGTAATTCTACAATTTCGGAGGGAAATTGAAATTTATTTTCTTCCATAATTTTTATTTAATATAACTTTGTTGTTCGTATATAAATATATGAGAAAAAAGGAAGCTCGCAAAAAATGCGAGCTTTCTTTAATTACTTTTATACTTAATTAGAAGTTCAATACACAATAATCAGGTTGGACAGTCATTGTAATGTTTACTGCAGTACCATCATCATCCCAGTTGTAATCACCAAAACTAGATTCAGTAATTAATGCACCTTTAATAATCCATTCTGAAACGATATCACCTACTGGTCCTAATACGTTAAATGTTAAGTCTTTCTTATAGAAATCACTATATCCATCACGTCCTGTTACTGATTCGTGGTGTAAACGTACCCATTCCATTACTGCCTGAGCTCCTGAAGGTGTGATAGGATCAAATAATGTAAACTGAATAGTTCCCCAAGTTGTTTTACCTTTAACAAAACGTTGAACGTTAATGTGATTTAAAGGTACAGTACCTTGAGTTAATGTTACAGCACCTACACCTTTGATTTCATATGCAGGGATACCATCAATATACATGATGAATCGGTTTGTTTGTTTTGGTTCAAATGCTGTGAAGAATATTTCGTTTGGATCTAATATTGCCATTTTGTTATTTTATTTAATTTTATTATAAATATTTAATATTGAAATTTTTTATCCTGGGAATGTTGCTCCTGTTGGTAAAATATTGAAATCTAGATAAATAAATTCTGCTGTTTTAGTTGGTTGGATATAAATTTGACCTACCATTTGGTTTCTATCTATCACATCAGCTGTATTGTTACTATCATCCATAATTACTTTAAAAGCATATAAACCCTGACGTTGTTGAACTGATTCTAAATATGGATTTACTTGACTTAAAAATTGATTTCTTGTTGCTATTGAATTTTGTTCAAATACTAAGTTTTGAGCTACTTGAGAAATATAAGATTTAAGAGAAATTAATAAACGGCGAACATTTACACGATCAAGAGCAGATGCTTTTGTTTGTAATGTTTTTTGACCATATACTACAACTCCTGTTCCTGGGAATGTTGCAATAGGGTTAATTTTATTTGTATATAAATTATCACGATTTGTTTGAGATAATTTCTTTTCTGCTCTAACTACTGTACCTAATCCACCTCTATTAATACCTGCGGGTGCAAACCAAGGTTCTGAAACACTATCATTATAAGCATAAACTCCTGCTACTAATGATGAAGCTGGAACCCAAACTAATTGAGCTGAATCTGGGTCAATTGTTTGAACCCAAGGCCAATAAGAGGCAGCATATGACGTATTTTTAGAACTTGCTTGACCAATTACTTGTGATATACTAGAACTAAAAGGTACTAAATCAACTACAAAAATATTATCTCCTCTAAGTTGGGTATTATTAATTGCTGTTGTTATTTGTGAAGCACCTAAATTAGCTGTTAAAGTTGATAATCCAGGAGTTAATAGTACATTAAATCTATAATCATCAGCATTACCTAATAAGTTAATCATATTTGTATAACCACTTGCTGATATACCTTGTGGAGCTGTAGTAGCTGAATCAATTTGATCGAAATAATCTGCTTGACCTACAAATAAAGTACCAGTAGCATCTTTAAAGGAACCTTCTGAGTTTATTGGGATTGAAGATGTAAATTGAGATTTTGCAATACCATTATTATCAAAATAAATAGGTGTTGGAGTTGATACACTAGATACATAAACATATCTTGAATTATTTGGAAAATCTCCAATTACCTCAATTTGATTATCTTGGCTATTATATTGTTTTCTTTGATTACCAATTACTCTAGATACATAATTTGGAGCTGTTGGATCCATTGACAAATTAGTCCAAGTTTCTAATACAATTGGTGTATTTGTATTATCATCACCTTGGCGAATTAATAAACTAAAAGTTCCTGAGGAAGTATTATTGTTTTGAATTTGAAATCTAATATTATCAACTGAACCTGAAATTAATGAACCACTAGCATCTATTGAACCAGAGCTATTCATAATAACACCCTCAGATATTGTTTTTAAAGTGAAAGAGGGTGAATTTGTGCCTCCTGTAAATAAAGTAGTAGTACTTCCAGAAATATAATAAAGGCTATTACCTGAAATTCCTCCTGTTACAGCAAATAGATTAAGGGTGAACGTTGTATTACTTGCTGAAATGTTTGACCAAGAAGAAGTATAAGCAGTTGCTGATGAACTTACATTAATTGCAGGGACTGTACCTGCAGCAAATAGAGTTGAGTTTGAAAAGGCTGAAGCATTAATGTTAACTTGAGTTGCTGTGTTTGCTTGCGCAGAACCTGTATAATTTATAGTAATACCATTTAAATCGAATGAACTAGAACCAACAGATGCAAAACTTGATGAAAGCGTAGTTACATTTAAAGTTGCGGAAGCAGTTGCAAATCCTATACCACTAGCTATACCTAAAGTTCCACTAACATTATTATCACATGAAATTGCAGGTAAAAAACTACCAGTTACTACTCTTGATACTAATAATGTTTCACCACCATTGTTAAAATAATTAAAAGCAGTTATTGAAGTAAAATAAGTATAAACTTGACTAGCACTTAAAAAAGTAGTACCAAATTTATTTTGATAATCACTATAAGAACGAACAATTGTTGGGACATTTACGGGACCTTTTACTGTTGGTCCTATAATAGCTGCTCCAACAACAATAGGTTGAGATGATACAAAAGAATTATCATTTTCTCTTGCAAGTACACCGGGGGATATTAATGTTTCTGCCATTTTGTAGATTAATTATGTTTTATTATAAATATATTAAAACCTTTCAAAATACTACCGAGAGATTATTTCCCCCGTAGTAATATTAATATTTGAATCACCATATTTTTCTTGTAATAAGATACCTAAATCTAATTCAGATATTTTTAATTTAGATAATTCATCAATTAATTGTTTTTTTTGTATTTCTAAATCTTGAATATTAATTTCAAGAATTCCAAAACGTTCAACTAATTCTCCTCTTTTAATATCTAATTCTTGTAATTTAGATAACTCTTCTATTGATAAAACTTTATTTTCCATATTAATAAATATTAAGAACTTTATTAAGAGATTCAATTACCCGAGAAGACTTAATTGTTTTTGTACATTCAAATTGTTTATATGTATTTTTATGTTCTGGGCACCATTCCCAATCACCTGGATTTAGCCAATGTTTATTAAAACATCCTGTACATACATTATTGTCATAGTTAAAAACTCGTTCACAATCTGTAAATTCACTGTAAGGTAAACTAAATCCTGAAATTAGTATAGTTGGTGTTCCAATTGACCAGGATAACCATGATAAACCACTTCCAACACCTATAAAAGCATCAGCATATTTTAAATCTAACATTCTGTCTTCAATAGGATAATTTCCGGTTTTATCAATTACATTTTTTAAAGTTCCACCTAATTTAGAATCATGCCATTTATCTCCTAGTTTTTCATAAGTAATCATTACTACTTTATAACCTTGTTCATTTAAATAGTCAATTACGGCTTGCCAACCTCCTTTATAATTCCAATATTTAGCATGTGCTGAAGCATGGGGTGCTATAACAACGTATTTTCCTTCAATTTGTTTTGATTTGTTGGGAATTGTTATTTTTGGTTTTATTTCCCTATATTTTAATCCTAAAACAGAGGTTGATGTTTCTCCTAAAGGGTGTTGTTTAAAATTAATTGGGATTTTAGAATTTATTACTGTTCTATCTTCATTATAAAACCACCCAACAGTATACATAGCATATAAATCATTTACTTCGGTTCCGGGGTTAACAAATTCTAGATCTGGATATTCTTTTTCAAACCACTCATTATGAAATGTAGAACAAATTACCTGACATTGGTGTATTTTTCTAAATTCATCTATAGCGGGAAACCAAGCTAATGTATCACCAATTGCGGATGATTCAAAATGAATATAAACTCTTTTATCTTTAGCATTGTAATTGTGTTCAAATACTAATTCGTTATTTTCTTTATCATAAACCTCAATCCTCCAATTAATAAAATATTCAATACTAGGTTTAGTCCACATATTGTTACTAATTTCAGTTTCATATAAACTTTCATTATTTACATTATTAATAAATTTAATTAAATATTTTTTTGGATCCGAACCTATTATTTCTAAAAATGCTCCTTTTACAAAATTAAATACAAATTTATTTAAATTTTTTTTATAAGGTAAATTAAGTTGTGTAATATTATTGTATTCTTTGATTAAAACTTCTTTCATATATTTTAATTAATTCTTTTGAACGATTAAACCACGATAATTCTTTAGAGGTATTATAAATTTTTTCTCTATATAAAGCCCAATTATCTATAATATCTTTTAAACCTCTATCCATTTCAAATATATCACGAGGAGACCTCCAAGCACCATGGAAATCAGTTGTATGTTCCCAATCCGCAATAATAGGTAAACCAGCTGCTGCTGCCTCAACCATTGTTAAATTTGGATGTCCTGCTTCTAACATTGTAGGATGAATAAAAATATCATGTTTATGATACAATTCTAATAATTTACTATTAGGAGTATCAAATACCAAGTTTAGTTTAGGATAATTTAACATCCATAAATGAGCATTAAAAAATCTTTTATTGTCTGAAGGGCCTGCTATTGTTATTTCAAGATTATTTAACATTGCTAAACCTAAACCATATGTAAATCCTTTTCTATCAAATGTAGAATCACCTGCTAAACCATTATTAGCTATCATTAATAGTTTTGGTTCTACTGGTGTTTCTTTTTTAATAGGATAAAAATCATCTATATTTACACCATGCGAAAAATACATACATTTAGGGTGATTGAAATAATCAACTAAAAATCTAGCAGGCATTAATGATACTAATGATCCTTCAATGGCTTTTAAATTTTCTTTATAAACATAAGATTCTTTACCATAATGATAAGCATGATGATCATGTAATTGGTAAATATATGGGATACCTCTCTCAGCTAATTGTATTGCTAAATTAGCAACATGACAATGTACTATATCATATTCTCCAGGATTAATTTGACCTGACATTTTAATGTCCACTTCATGTCCTAATTTATCTAAATTATTGTAAAATTCCCATACTATTTTTTCAATAGCACCCCAAGCTGGTGGTGGGATGGGAATACCACATCCTGGATCTACTTGACAAATTTTCATATGTTAATTTTAAATTCTTGGTTAAATTGTTTTTTGTATCTTAAATCTTCAATGAATGCTTGCCCATAAGGTAAAATTTCTCCTCTAAAGAAATTATGGTTTTGTAAATACCACCTCATATTATAGTGATATTGTTTATGAGGTTTTCTTTTTGCTCTTTCAGTACCTAAAATTTCATTGTTCCAAGGATCTTCATTTGGATATTGAATTGATTTTAAATAATCAACATTCCATATAGCAGCATTATGAGTTAACAACCATACCGAATCTTGTTTCATTTTAAGAACTCGTTTACCATCAACAGATTTATCTGTAGGCTCAAAATTGTATTCCCACCAATGAAGTTTTTCATGAATACGAAGACAATCAGCTTCTTCTTTTTCCATAAATTCTAAAAATTTAGGCATTATGTCTTTTAAAGATCTTTCAGGCCACATATCATCACACATCATTAAAACATACTTTGTTTTAATTTTATCTAAAGCATATATAATTTTATTTGAAAAATCATATTTTGTGTATTCGGGTTTGTTTATATTTAATGGAATAAAATTTTTACCTTCATAATTAAAATTAAGGGAATCAGAAACTACAAATGTATCAAGATCTAATCCACTAAGAATATCCCAACTTAATCCTAATCCTTCCCAACAGTTTGAATATGAATCACAAGTTGGTATTAAAATTGAAAGTTGATCTTTTAAATTCATTGAAGAAAAGCTATATTGTTAAACCCACCATTTACATCAACCCAAATAAAATAACCATTATCTTCTAAGAATTTTAATGTTTTTTCTGAGTCAATGGTGTTACATTTTTCATAGATAATAACTTTTGGTTTGTGAATTTTGGTAAAATCTAAATTTAATATTACTTCATCATCCATTCCTTCAATGTCAATGTGTAACCAATCTAAATCATCAAATCCTTGGGAAATAAGAAGTTCGTTAATCCCTATTGATTTTGTATTTATTTCTCTATAATCTTTATCAACAAAATTCTCAATATGATTTTTAAGAATTGAATTTGTTTCTCCTCCAGATTTTGTAGCTTCATAAAAAATAACATCCCTACCATCTGATGTTATTACATCATTTAATAAAGTAACATTATGGAAATGACTATAATTTTTTTCTAAACGTTTAAATACTTCTGGGGATCCTTCTACAATTAAAACTTTTTTATATTGATTTTCTATTAATGGGAAAACATATTCTCCACTAGCACCATCATTAGAACCTATTACTACTCCTTTTGTTTTTTGATTAATATTTGACCACCAATTAAACAACACATCAGAATCAGTTCCGTGAGTAAACGGATTCCAT